CGTGCCAACCCAGGAACACGTCAGCGGAGCAGCCCAGCATGGACAGCGACTTTTTGATTGCATCGGTGAGGCTCTTTTTCATAACTTCACCGTCAGCCATAAAACCGCGCGTTGTTTTGTACATGTACGGCGTGGCGCCATATGCCGTAACGCGGCCTTTGGTTCTGTTCAGGACATACCAAAACTCGATCAGCAGGCTATGGTTCTGCTCGAACAAGATAGAGCCGTCGGCGTCGCGCAGAATGCGGTTACCAATAATTTTCCCGCCCTCGAATACGGCCTCGCTCATTGGTGCGCCGGTAATCATCTTCTCTTCTACAATGTCAAAACCCCAGCCTGTACCGATAGGGCCAAAAATTTCGGTTGCGCGCATAAACATGTATTCGCTGTTGATGCTGGTACCGACATAACCAGCCCCCTCGATCGGTTTCGTATATCGAGGATCTGTGCGCATAACGCGCTTCCAAATACCGAGGTTGTTCTGCGCTTCCTCTGGCTGCTCGGCGATCACTTGCTCAACTTGCGCGGCGCGCTGTTGGAAGTCATCCGCTTTCAACTGGCGCACCAGCTCTTCGGCCTGCTCCACGTTTTCATCGGCGCGCTGTTGCAGAGTTTTCTCTGCTGGCGTATTGGCATAAACGCCGTAACCCATCTGATCAAGCTGCTGCTTGGCTTCCTGCGCCGTCGCATCGGTAACTTGCTGCTGCGCCACTTCCTTTTTTTCACCCTGATTTGAGGCGTTAGCTGTTGCTGGAGTCGGGTTTTCCTGCTTTGCATCACCGCCGGTCAAGCCGTCAATTGAGAAGCGGCCGCCGCCGAGGTTTTCCACCTCGACACTTTTCGTGTTCTGCTGGCCATAGTTCGCCAACTCAGCGCATGCCGGATGGCCAGCAAGACGCGTTTTCACAAAGTGCAGGCGCTCTTCGTCGTTATTTGCCAACTTGAGGTTTTTTAGCCCCTCGGAAACGATCGCGTGGCGGGTATCGGTTTCAACATTCAAAATGCCAATAATCACCCGTAGAGATTTATCCCAGGCGCGCCAGACGGAATCACGTGAAGCAATAATTTCTTTTGCGTTCTTCACGTCTGTCGCCTTGGCTGCTGCAGGATTAACGCCCATGATCGATAGCGCGGTGTGCATGCTGAGTGTGTTGTAATCCGGCACGCCTCCGGTATTTTCGGTGCTGGTGCTGGTGCTGGTGCTGGTGCTGGTGCTGGTGCTGGACAGAGTCAGTGTTTCCCGATCGCTAGGCTTATCTACCCACGCCTGAGCAAAAGCAGTTGTGTCTGCCTGAGATGGCATTGCATCGCCAGCGCACTGGAAGAGGGCTGAGATCAAACGACTAACGGCCTCAGGGGACATAGCACCGACAGCGGTCACGGAAACAAGCCCATCGATCACAGCACGCATGCCGGTATCGTCTGGTGTTTCATCGTCGTTAATGAAATCGACCGCCATCGACAGCTGGCTGTTATCGATCTCAGCGTCGCCATACATCACCACTGCGGTAATCCTGACGTTGGCAGGTTGCGACATTAAATCTACGGGCCCGGCTGGGAATTCTGGCTCTGGTTCTTTCGGTACCCAAACGCTGCCGTCGAAAACGTTTTCTGCGGCGAATCTCTCATCGAACTGACCAACGGCAGGGCGAGGTTGACCGGGCTGATCTTCGACCGTTTTCGCGTTGAAGAAGTTATCGCCGCCCTCTGGGTAGGATTCGTAAAGCTTGCCGGTCGCGATGCTTTCGGCCACGCGCTTATTAGGCGCTTCGAGAGCAATCACCAGCGCCACTGCGCCATTTGTCAGAGCCTTTTTCTTTGGCTCAAAAAGTGAAATGTAGATAGGCATTTTTGGTCTTTCCTCTGTCGGTTTTTAAACGCTGGTCAGGCGCTGATTTGGTTATCAGGCAACAGGCCGGCTATAACGCGCTCGGCGGTTATTTTGGCCTCTTGGAGGATCGCTAGTTGCGCTTCATATCTCTGCTGCTCATTCATCGCCATTTCGCGGATGAGGTGTTTCCCAACTGGCAAGCGGCAGTCCATGCCTCTGACTGGATCGGCGAAAATCATCACCTTGTGAACTTCGCCATCGCAGATTTCAACGATGCGCTTAGCGTTACTTAACCCTTCGGCAGTGTCTGCAATTGCTTCTAAAAGTTTCTGAATATTCATGGTTTATCCTCTGTTAAAAATCGGCGCTGGTAAGCGCTAGGGTGGGTTAAAACTGGCTTGTCTCAGAACGGAATTTCGTCTGCATCGATATGGGAGTGATCGATACACAGCAACTGCTGGATCTGGTCTTCGATGAGGCGTTGCTGCTTCATAGACTCTGCGGCGATTTGGTCTTTCTTGGCGCGTAATGCGTCAACCTGCTTACCGATAATTTCTATCGGTTCAGGTTCGGTAAACTCAAAAGTCGCTTCACGGGTTTCGAGCAGAACGTAGCTGGGAATGTGCTGAGATAAATCGGAAGTGTGTACGACGTATTTTTCGCCATACGATGTTGTATTTAACAAGAAATATAGCTTTGCGGGTATCTGTAGTGCTTTCATAGCGACTCCTGATATACTGGCACCGATCGGTGGTGCCCTTGTTGGTGTTATCGGTCTTTCCTCGCTGTAGGGTTGGTCCCCTACGGCACCGATGATTGGGTTGGTCCCCTTTCATCCATCTCCCCGAGATGTAAACCAGGGGTAATCAGCCCGCCTCGTGCGGGCTTTTTACTGCCTAAAATTAGGTGCCGGTTACGTTATCCGGCGTCGCTTCACTTGGTCAGAGATCTGCGACCGTACACGCCCTGGTGTAGGCTTTCGGTCTTTCCTCACCACACTTTCCCGCTGTGGCTGCGTATTCTGTTATGCCTGAAAAAATTGCCCGGAGAACCGGGCTAAGTGTGACAACACAGGCACTTCACCTCTGGGATTCTTTGCCGCGTATCGCCCGGCTGGCGGAACATTCTGAACAACTGCTGCAGGGTTAGTGCGCTGTTGATGGGATGATATTAGCCATGACTAACGTTTATGGCAATACTTAAATTAAGTTATAACTAACAAATTTGACGTAAAAAAGATAACTTATTGATAATTAGTTATTTATTTTTTCTTGTTTTACGTGCAGTCAAAAGTTCTTCGAAAAGTTTATTGAAATCATCAACTTTTTCCCGCAGCGAGGAAAGGTGTGTCTCTTTCTCTGATTCTGGGAGTTGATCGAATAAATCAAGTAGCTGGAGCTGTTGCTCGTTGAGTTGAAGGGGGATTTCATCCAGAGGGCTGGGCTGCTGCTCTTCCTCACCGAACAGGATCCAAGTCGGTGAGCAGCGTAGCACGCGGCTCAAGCTAAAGAGATTTTTGCCCGTAGGCTCACTGTCGTCCCGTTCCCACTGAGAAACTGAGACGTGCGATATGTGCAGCGCCTGCGCCAGGCTCCGCTGAGTGAACTTCAATTCTTTGCGACGCTCTCTGATACGAGAGCCGGGTGTTTGTAATGTCATAGTTAGCTAATACTAAATTTAATTGACTAAGTTAGTGTTACCATCTAAATTGTTAGCCATAACTTACAAATTGGAGGTGACATGTATAAATCTGACGCTATCGAATACTTCGGTAATCTAACCAAATTGGCTCAAGCCGCTGGAGTTAAATTGCCATCCGCAAGTGCCTGGGGAGAGTTGATCCCAGAGAAACGCGCTGCAAGGCTGGAGCGTCTTACTGGTGGGGAACTGAAATACGATCCGGCCCTTTACCAGCAACAACCAACGAATGCAGCTTAACAACCAACCCCACCGAAAGCTGATTAAGCAAAATTGGTTTTTGAGCGACAGGAGACGCGAAGTGGAACACATCGAAAAACTGAAAAATGAAATTACGGCCTGGGCGGCTGAGAGTGGTCAGGAACATGTGGCCATCGAGATCAGCCGCGCGTGGTTCCAGATCGGAGCTGACGGCGGCCGCGTGCGGCTTTACCCAATTGAAGATTCTGCCGGTACCGCTGATTGGCGTGCAATTAACACCAACCGGCAGGCGATTTTTCGCCATATGCGCAGCGATTCAAAAGCTGCCCGGGCAAAGGTGCAGGAACTGGCCGACGCGATGATCGCAGCCATGCCAGCAGAACGGCGCGCACGATTGGATGGGCCCACGCCGCAATATTTGCTGTCAGTGGCCATTCGAGAATTTGCCGCGGCAATTATCGCAATTTTACTTGGTGCCTGTGACACGCCACAACGAATAGCCGGCGCATTAAGCGCCCTGCAGGAAACTCAGCGCCTGACCAGCGCCGCGTAAAAACGCTGTATCGAGGAAAGACCAATATGCAAACCGATCACATCACATATCGGAACGGCTGGCGCCTGAATGGCATGCCTGCTGACGCCGCAGATATCAGACCGATTTTCGAGGATCGCCAGGCTGCCGCACATGCAGTTTGGGAACAATACGAGCAGGGCAAGGCCGCGCTGCGTGATGAAAACTTATCGCCGGAGCAGTACCAGGACGCGTGCCGCCAGCTTGCAGATGGGCTGGGGATCTGACGATGAACACTTCCAAGCTTCTGATAAACGAGCCGCCGCTGTTGGTTATGCCATCGCTAGCCGCCAAGATTGGGCTGAATGAAGCTATCTTGCTGCAACAAATCCATTACTGGTTAAGCCGTTCAGAGCATCGCCACGTCGGCCGTACCTGGTTCTACAGAACAGCCACTGAATGGGCTGAGGAACTGATCTTTTGGTCTGACAGTACGATTAAACGGACTTTGGCTAATTTAGAAGCGGCAGGGCTGATTTCCTCGGCGAAATTACACCGCGAATTACTGAATGATCCGTACACGCACACAAAGTGGTACGCGATAAATTATGACCAATTGGAAGCGCTGACTTGTGTAAATGCATCTGGTCAAAATGACCAAATGGCAAATGGTCAGAATGACCAGATCTCAACTGGTCAAAATGACCAAATGTTACAAGAGAATACAACAGAGACTACTACAGATAATCCCCCTAACCCCCAGGAGGGGGACGACGCTGACGCGCCGGGTAAGCCTCCAAAAGTTAAATATCAGGACGTGGCAGACGCCTACAACGAAATCCTTGGTGAACGTTTGCCGAAAGTGCAGGAGTTGAACGAGAAGCGCAAACGCCAAATCAAGCGACTGCTGGGCGAGCTGCATGAGCCAACCCTCGATGCGGTGAAAGCCTATTTTGAAACTTTCGGTGATGCCGCAGGGCCGTTTTACTTCGGCGACAACAATCGCAGCTGGCGTGCTGGGTTCGATTACCTGCTCCGCTCTGATGTGCTGGTGAAAACCCGAGAGGGTGCGCTATGACCCCGCAGGAGATGGAAGCCACAGTGCTGAGCGGCCTGCTGGTTGGTGGCGCTACACCGGACGCATTGGACGTAATCGCCACCATGCCGGAGGAAGCATTTAGCATTCGATTCCACCGGGAAACCTACCGGGAAATAAAAAAACAGGCGCTGACTCATGGCGTGATCGACGTGGTGTTGATCAGCGAATCGCTCGGCGGCGACAGCTTGGCATCGTTGGTAGAAATTAGCCGCATGCCTGGCACGCTGGCCAACCTGAAAGGCTTTGCGAGTCTGGCCACCAAAGGGTGGCGTAGCCGTCAGATGGCAGCATTGCTGCAGGAAGGCGCAGACGGTATCCGTAGTGCCAGAAACCAAGAGCAGCGCGACACGGTGATCCAGGCGTCAGTAACCAAGCTGATCGAAATGACCGCCGATACGGGCGGGGTGGTACCGGTGCACCTTGGCGAACTGCTTGGCGGCTACATGGATTTAATGGGCCGCCGCATGAAGGGCGACGCCGAAATGCGCAACCTGTACAGCGGCATTGAGGAACTGGACGCGATTACCGGCGGTTGGAACCCGCAGGATTTGATTGTGGTTGCTGGCCGACCAGGCATGGGTAAAACCGAATTCGCGCTGAAAGTTATCGAAGGGGCAACCCGTAGCGGTGGCGGGGCGCTAATTTTCAGCATGGAAATGGCCGCCCTGCAGATGGTAGAGCGTTCAGTTGCTGGCGCCGGAAACCTGTCCGTGTCGAAGCTTCGCAAACCCGAATCACTGTGCGATGAAGACTGGGGCCGGATCCACTCGGCGCTCGAGGTACTGAACAACCGTGATATTTGGATTGTTGACGCCACCGACCTGACCGTTGACCAAATCCGCGCCATCACAGAAACCCACAAACGCCGTTATCCGCACCTGAGCGTGGTTATGGTCGATTACCTCGGCCTGATTGCCAAACCGAAGGCGGAGCGTAACGACCTGGCCATGGGGCACATTTCCCGCAGCCTGAAAACAATGGCCATGCGTAGCAAAACGCCGGTGTTGGCACTGAGCCAGCTATCTCGAAAAGTTGACGATCGCCCGGTTACCGCTCGGCGGCCAACCATGTCCGATCTGAGTGAATCAGGGAAAGTTGAGCAGGATGCCGACAGCATCGTTTTGCTGTACCGCGACGGTGTTTATAACCCGAACGGACCGGCTGCCCGCTTTGCTGAAATCATCGTAGGGAAAAACAGGTTTGGACCGGGCGGCACGATTTATCAGGAGTTTAAAAACGGCCACTTTATCGCAGTCGATCAGGTGGTGGCGCAAGAATCCAGCCGTATGCAACAGGAGGCACAACAACCAAAACCGAAAGAAAAACGTTACGCGACCAAACCGTTTTAACCGGCGCCTGACCAGCGCTTGAACAAACAAACGAGGAAAGACCAACATGACCAGTACCAACGAAATGATCCGCGATAAGCGTTTTGTGATGGATGACGGCTGCGACTATGGCCCGGCCATCATGGACAGAATCAACCAGGCGGCTCGCGCACGCTGTCGCGCTCCGTTCTGCCCGCCACCTAAACCCCAACGTGTTGCAAAACCAGTCTGCGAAATGGGGCCAATCGTCAAAATTGGTGACCGCATCAGTTACGGCCGCCGCGTTATGACAGGTGTCTACGAATTGCGGCGCCTTGGCCGCTCCCCTGAAAGCATCGCCCTGATGCTCCGCATGCCGCTTGATCGGGTAGTGCACATCCTTAAGCCTCTAACGGCCGTACGCCGTGAGATACAGCAAAGGGTACTCACTGCACCAATTCCGTCAGAAAAAGACGTCATGCGCCGTTTGGCTGCCGAATCGAGGGCGTAAACGATGGCCGGGCAATCGGATTATCTCCCGCCCGGCTTACCGCACAATCGTGGGCTATGGCCGCAGGAGTATCGAGATCTGGAAAATCTCGACCTGCGCGCCAGCGGCCTCATCAAAAACCTGTATGCGCGGAAGATCACCCGCACAGCGGTAACCGATGCGATTAACGCGGCGCCGGAGCAGTACCGGGAGCATTTCAGGGCGCGCTTGAACTACTGGCGCGAACGCAGAGAGGGGAAGGGGCAATGAAAAAATTTAATGGCTGGGTAGTACGCAATCCATGGGCGGCGCTGTTCTGGGCATGTGCGATTTTCTGGGTGGCAGTTGCAGCGGTTATTGCAGTGGTGGTGCTGGTATGAGCATTTGGCCAACGGAAGTACAGCAGTGCGCATCGTCGGTGCTGCCGGTTCACGCGCTGAGCGGCGACGAGCAGCAGGAAGTCATGCAGCAGATCAATCAGATGTTCCTCAACCGTGTCAGTCCGCAGGAAATTCAGAAAACGGCGCACGCCTGGGCCCGCCAGAAACAGATCGTTGATTTTCGCCCCGACGCAGTGGAAAACGGCCTAGTGGTTGTCGGGTTCGCTGGTGGTGGTGGCAGTTGCGAGGGCATCAAGCAGGCTCTGGGG